GTTCAGGCAAGGCTTATGCCTCAGGATCCTCGAAACCAAGGTTTACGAGGACAGCGGTTTTCCACCGCTCCCAAAAACCAGATCCTTGCAAGTGGACCTGTTCGCCGGAAGGACCCCAACAAGGGGTCGCTCCCGACATCGTCCGATAGCACGGATTCTCGCCCTGTTTGAGGGCGAGGGGTATCCTGCCACCTCTCAGATAGCCACCAATCGCCGCAATCAACAACCCGGAAGGGTTGTAGAATCGGCGCGGAACCCGGTTAAGGTTCCGTGGAACGGCAATCGAGTCCTCTAGGACGGTCAGAGTGGGTACGACAGCACGCGAGTATCGGAAGAGATAACTCTTCTTACGACTCATACGTACCGAAGTATAACCAGTTCTGACCGCTTCTAGAGGAACACGAATACCGGCGTCAGGGCCCATCCATGCGGGTATTGCCATAACCCGCACAGAGTCCCGGAGATAGCCGATAGTTCGGATGAGGGGTATCCCCCACCGCGCAGACCATTCATTTAGGAGGTTGATAGCTACAAAGCGTGATTGCGGAGTGAGGAGTGACTTTATGTACACTCCCCTGACATCATGACCACAATAGTAGTCATGCCCGCACGACTCACGGAATGTCCCGTACTTGTCGGTAAAGGACTTCTCGCTGTTTACGTGGAACCCCAGGATCTCCAGGAGACGAACAAGACGCTCGACCAAAACGGTCGGGCAGGCTATATCGTCCCCGAAGACTCCCCAAGTTGCCACGACAGACTCGGCGCGCCGTAAAGGCACGCCCATCTGCTTAGCCACAGCTTGAACACAACACGAGAACACGATAGTCTGAAGGGGAAAGGTATAACCATTCCCCATAGTACTAATCATGTGTAAAAGAACTCGCTCTCCTCTCAACTTAGTAAAGGGACAGCGGTACTCGCAAAGGGTGTCAAACACCCACTGCGGCAATACCGTGTCCAACATACCAAGAGAAAGAGAGTCAGAAGCACTTTCGAGGTCGATCGTTGAGATCGCCCCGGCGATGCTACCTAACCTAGCAAGTTCAGCGTTCCTCTCCTGTTGAACCGACATGTCTATCCCGTAACGGGAAGTCAAGCGATCCTCAAGGATTGCACCAAGGCCGAGCTGAGCAAACATGTTCAGACTCGGTTCAGTGCATATGGTCCGCTTCGTGTCGCGATTCTTTTCGACGAATGACATCGAAGACTCGCACGTAATGCTGGGCAGCCCAAACGTGATTAGCCGAGAAAACTCGGCGTCACGCCAATTGGGGTCTGCTGCGCACCACGCCGTGTATGTGTAATACACGTCAAGTGACGTTGCAGTAAGTTTGGATGAGAACAACTTCGTATAGAAGTCGACCCCATTTGCGCCAAGGCTTGCGCCTGGACCGCACCTTCCACGATCAAAGATCGCTTGAGGTGAAAGATCCAGACACTCGCCACCGGGATGGAAAAAGTCGTCAAGCTCCTTCTTTAGGAGCCCAACAAGCTCGTCCTCCCAGCTAAACTGCGTGTTCAGTCGCCATTCTGCGCATTTAGAATTGATGCGTAGAAATTTCGCATGAGCTGCGTCTTCGGCCTCGGCCGTAATCTCGTCCCGAAATTTCTTCGGGACTGACCGAACCAGAGACCGCGACGCAACTACTGAAGGCGACGCTTCATTTTCCCAGTCGTCGGATAACCTCAGACAAACGCGTGGCGCGCTAGTCCTCGGTGTATCAACGCATTCCCGATAAGCTGAATCAGCTCGTCGTACGAGTGCGCCGAATACATCTCCGACTGGAGAGCCCGCATACAAACCGGACGATCTGAACCGGAGGATGGAGGGCAGAGACGTTCCAGCTCCTCTATGAGGAACTGACGCATCGTCTGCTTGAACCATCGCTCCGAGATCTGATCCGGATACTCGGGAACAATCAGAGGAAAAACCTCTTTCATGCGCTCGAGAAATGTTTCTGAGGAAATCGAAGTCATGGTAGTCATAAAGGTCCTTGAGTAAGTGTTGAGAAAGAGCAGTGATTGATATCACGGTTCGCCCCTAAGTGTGAACGTCCCCTAAGGGAGGTTTACGCCCAAGAACAGAGCCAAAAGCGAGGCTACCAAGCTCGTGACTATCTTGACTATCTGCCTCTTGTTAAAGGAGGCCATTGATCAAGGTGTCCCCGAGCCCAGCTGACTGCTGACTCAAGCTGCCGATAAGCAGCGAGAGGGCAGCACGGATGTCTTCCGGTTCGATCAGATCAGCACCTGCCACGACCGAGAGGTCGCAAGACAGGACGCAAACCTGAGGAACTTGGTTCGTACCGGGCGAAGTGCCCTTACGAACCTTAACGTTATAGACATTCCGTGGCTGGTTTGGCATCACCCCGGACACGGGACTCGGAGCGGACGCAGGACGGATGTTCTGCGGACGCGAGAACGAGATCGTGAACGGCTTGCTCGCCCCGTGGACGTCTACGCCAGTCTGGGTGCCGCCTAAAGCGGTCACCGCATACTGTTTCGTATACGCGTTTGGGGGCGTGTCGGCCACATGGGTGTACGTGGGCGAGGTGAGACCGGTCTGGGCAGACCCAGTAACCGGTGATGTGAGAGAGATCGTCACAAAAGCTCCTTCGTCTCTCGACGATGGTGTGGGGGTAACCCCGGGCTAAGTTAAGCACGTTTACGCATACGCGCAAGCGCGCCGATATTAAGCCACTTCGTGTCGCTACCCGGGAGTTTAAATCGCAAGTCGTCCAGACCAATCTGAACGCCTTCGATCGACTCGCGGAGAAAACGAACGTACTGGCCAGTTACACCAGACCCAGTGACATAACCACTCCAAAGGCGTGACCCGTAATTGTTGGTTACAAGGATTGGGTTGAAAAGAATCTCCGTTTTGGAGATACTCATCTTCCTAGTCGATTTGCAACCCCAAGCGAGCCACACCCAGCCAGTGGAAATGCCCTCAATCACCTTACCTACGTTGGTAAAGTAATCTACCAGAAAACTGTACGGAATGAGCTCCCAAACTGTCGGAAGGAAGTTTGACCAGCTAAGGCCAAGCTGTTCCGGGAAAGGGACGGGCTCATTTTGCGCACAGATGGCACCCTTATATATCACGCTGACCTCGTTGTTTAGCCAGTTCCTAACTGTCCAAACTAAAGGTCCGCCGATACTACTAGGGGATTGAGTAACGTCGACTGGCTCCGTTTTTTCACTAGTGCCACCGAGGGCCCGAATCGGCTTATGAACCCTGTAGGGGTCCAAAGAGGCTAACCGGGCAATATCCTCGATATCACTAAT